CGTAGGTGAGACACTAGTATTAGGCAGATGCCCAGCGCCTGTACCTCGACACGTAGCCTGGTCATGATGTCATCAACCAACCTACGCTCGTCGTTGACACCTGAAGTCAAACCAGAGATCAGAATACTGATGTGGTCCAGGCATATCACCTGACATCCGAGTGCCTTGTTCATGTATCGGATGCGATTAACGATGACATCTAGATCGGTAGATCCAAAGTGATCGAACAGGTAGAATTCACCAGCCTTGCGCATGTCATCAAACGCTTCAACAATTGCGTCCTCTGACGTGTCCTCAACTGACACACTTATGTTCTTGTCCATGTGAAGCCCTACAAGACCCTGTGCGGTACGCTTGGTACTCTCTTCGAGCATCATCATGCCAATTGGGAACCCTGACTGTTGAACATGGTACATAAGCTCTCTGACAAAGGTAGACTTGCCGACCCCCGAGCCAGCGGCAATGGTGACCAGTGACCCCAGCCGTAAGCCCTTCGTGATATCGTTGAGCTTGCTGTAAGGGTAACTAATCGGGGAGACAGCATCCCCGACACCAATGACCTCTCGGAGATCGGCAGCTGCCACGATCCCATCAGGCCGATGGAGCTTGGCCTGGAAGATCGCTTGTATGACTGTCTGGGCATCTCCTTTCACAAGTGCCTCATTGGCGTCCTTGTGTTCCCCAAGGTTTGCGATCTTGCACAAACCGATGGGTAAAGCCTCTGCACATTCAATGGCAGCTTCACGACCAGGTTCATCATTGTCGAACATGAGGACAACTGATTCAAAGCTGGTCACATAATCGTAGTTACTTAGTAGAGCCTTCTTTGCAGCCTTAGCCCCATTGGGGAGACTGACAGTAGGCCACTTGTGGTTCTGCATCTGGCTGACGCTCATTGCGTCTATCTCGCCTTCACAGATCACCAGGATCTTACCGTTGGACCACAAGTGTGACCCAAACAGTGTCATGTCTCGTCCGTTACCTACAACGGAAAAGTCTTTATCTTTAGTTCTGACCTTTTGTGCGACTGGACGACCCTTTTTGTCGCGATAGGTCGCAAGTTGGACAGTCTGCCCTTTGTACTTACCAACCGTGTAACCAAACTTACGACAGGTCTCCTCGGTCAGCTTGCGCGTCCGTAGAGCCTGGAAAGTGCCGTTGATTAGGTTAGGGTCATTAGGCCGCTCTGGGACGTATGTAGGAGCCTCTCCGTCGCCGCCAGTCCACGCTCCGCAGCCGAAGCAATAGACATGTCCGTCACTGTACTGTGCACCATTGTCCCGTGAACCACACTCGTCGCATGGGACGTGCTGTACGAACTCGCTTTCGACTGTCGCGCTATCCATTAAAGTCACCATCATTAGGCCAAGGCCAATCCACGATGCCAGTTTTGATGAACTCGCGTTGTGTTGGTGTTAAATCTGGGAATGCATATTGTATTAAGACACCTGACTGCCAGCGGTCATACTGCTCAGTGGTAATGGGTAAATCCATTTCGTTAGTCTTACCTGTGAATGGATCTATGCGTTTTATCTTCATCGCGTCTACTCCCGTTAAAACAAAAAGGGGCGACCTAAGCCGCCCCCTCGCTCTCTCCTTGTTTGGCTTCTTCAAGCCAGTCATCAGGTATCAACTTTGCTGCATACCTGAAGCCGTGCTTCTCGCAGTACATCGCGTATGTCGTGGGAGATCCCTTGTACAAACGCGCGTTCTGGTTTGAGAAGACAAAGCGGATGTCGATGTCTGGGAACTGTTGTTTTATCAACAGATGTTTCTGACGGTCTTGGACCGCCCAGATCCCTTTGGTCTCGACAAAGAAAAAGCCCCCTGGTTTAGGGAGCTTAAAGTCAGGCGTATACTTTGCCTGTCGTGCTGGGACTGTGTATTGGATCTTGTCTGTTTCAAACTTTAGTGTGATCCCTGCCTCAATGATTTGGTCGCCTACTCGCTTCTCCAGTCCCGATCTAAAGCCAAGTCGATAGGCGGCTTTAGAAGTCCTCAAGTTCGTCGTCGAAGTCACCAGCTGGCTCGAAGCCACCTGACGATCCTACTTCGTAACCATCAACAGCATCAAAGTCACCAGCACCATCTCCAGATCCACCCGAGACTGGGTTAATCACCTGGACAGCTGCTAGGCGTAGACTGATGCCCTTCTTACCACCAGCGGTGTAAGCATCGATCTGACCTGATGCACGTAGCTCAGTGCCTGAGTACATCTTTGGTACCTGATCTACTGGGATCGGGTTGCCCTTAGCATCAAAGTACTTTGGTTGATACTTGGACTGGATCTTAAAGACATATTCACCAGTCTCTTCGTCGACATCGAATGGTGTATGGACGCTGTCCTTTGCACCAAAGTTCTCGCTTTTGACACCATCGATTAGGTTAGTCATGTGTTTCGCGTCGTTAGGTGCAAGACGTAATGACAACTTGTATTTACCTTCAGCATCAAAGGCAGTGTCTGGTCGACCAGGCTGGAGCCACGGGTATTGTGCTGTTCCAGCTGGTGATACAAACTTAGCTTTACTCATGTGGATGAGTCTCCTGTATTTGATAGTTTCCTACGTGAAGCTCTTGTTGGCTTCTATGGGGGTCCCTTAGT